AAGATGCACCTAAACATAATTTAAACATCCATCAGTACTGGGATTGCTTCTCTCCTTATGTGGATGTACAAAGAAGAAATAGATTAGCGAACTGCAGAGCAGAACTTGTGGATTACAAGGGTGTCAAAAGAAAAGGCACATACATGTTTACAATAGATTGGGCATGGGAAAACAAAGCAGGGATGCTAGATACAAACTTTAGTGAAGACCCAGAGCATAAATGTGCTCACATGTTTAGAATGGATGATGGTAACTTCTTTGCCTACCCAAACAATAGAACCATTTGGTATGATGATGCGTATATGGATGAAAGATTAACAAAAAATCCAGGATATAAGATAGACCAAAACTTTTATACAGTAGAGAATACTAGAGAGGAAGATGTTACAACTGATGATTCTTACATGACTCAGTTTGAAAGACCTTAGTGAAGTTATTCTTTGACCATGTTACAGGTAAATTAACGAACCATGATTTACTTTATTCTTTAGCACTAGCTAAGTTTCAAAAGAAAGAATACAGTTCTGCTTTTGAGAACGGATGGATTCCGTTATCTTGGTATTATACAAAGTTAGATGAACTAACTTGGATTAATGCTAGGAATACAAGATTATTATTAAATAAATTTACTTTTAGTAAAAAACAAAGAAAAATATTAAGAAAGAAAGATATTACAGTTGAGGTATATAATAAATTAGATGATGCACTTTTCACTACTGTTTCCAGTATTTATAAGAAATATATTAAGTATAAGAAGTTTCATGAAACGGACTTTGAAGAAGAAAGCGAAATCTTTGAAAAGGAAGACTTCATTGATTGGAAATATTTTATCTACTATTATAAAAATAAACCGATAGCATTTACAGAAGTTAAAGTCTTTGATAGTAATCATGTACTAACAGGACAGTTTGGATGGGATTATGAAAACCCAAAACTAAGTATGGGTACTTATGCAACACTTTATGAAATAGATTGGTCTATCAAAAACAAATGCAAGAAATATTATTTATCTTATGGTTATGAGAAAACAAGTTTATACAAGTCTAGGTTTGATGGTTTTGAATTTTGGAATGGTAGAGGTTGGATAGATAATAAAACATTATACAAGAAACTGTGTGAACACGATACAGAAATAAACACACTAGCAGATTTAAATACATATCAAAGAAAATATTTTAAACTAAATGGCAAAGCAACCTAAAGAAAGACGGGGAGTAATTCATATTCCTAAAAGGACAAGTATAGGAAATGGTAAATTAAAAATGTCATCTATGAATAAAAACAAAAGAAGGAGTTTTAAAAAATACAATCGACAAGGTAGATAATGGCATTAGCAAAATCACAAAGAAGTCTAAAATCATGGACAAAACAAAAATGGCGAACAAAGTCTGGGAAGCCGTCTTCCAAGACAGGAGAAAGGTATCTACCAGAGAAAGCCATCAAGAGCCTGACATCTGCAGAATATGCGGCAACGACAAAAGCAAAGCGAGAAGGAACAAGAAAGGGCAAACAGTTTGTGAAGCAACCGAAAGGCATTGCAAAAAAAACTAGAGCATACAGGAGGGTATCATAATGATTGATAAAGTATGGAGTAAATGGAACAATCTTAATAAGAAAGCTAAGATTGGTATTGTAATTGTAGCAGTAGCTGCAATATATTTAATAATAACATGAACGATAATAAAATGAAAATGAATGGTAAGTCTGATAACCGAAACAATCGGACTATGAACTTTGACATGAAAAAAGCAGACCTAGACAATGATGGTAAAATATCACCTTACGAAAAAACTAGGGGCATGGCTATTCAAAAAGCTATGACAAAAAAGGCGTAATGTCATACGGAACTAAAACTAAAAATAAAAAACCAAAGAAAGTAATAATGATTGCTGTAGGAGAGCTAAAACCAAAGAAGAATGGCAAAAAGCGAAACGGAAAAAAGAAAAGACTTTCTTAAAAAGTATGGGCTTAAAAGATTTAATGTTTGTGTCATACGCAGCGAAGGTGGTAAGAAAGGTAAAGTCGGCATACTCGAAAACGGCAAACCAAGGCTTATTCGGTTCGGTGATGCTTCTATGGGTCATAACTACAGTCCAGAAGCTAGGAAGTCATTTAAGGCTCGTCATGCTAAGAATATTGCAAAAGGTCCTACGAGTGCCGCTTATTGGGCTAATAAATGTCTTTGGTCTGGTAGAGGTGGGCGTAAGAAAAATCCTCCTAAGTCTCAACGATATGTTAAGGGCAGTAGGTCCTAAAGGTAATGTATACAAAGCAATCAAAGGAACAGAGTTCGTAGAGATAGTAGAGGATAATAGAAAGTAATGGTAGCACCAATAGTAGCAGGAGTAGCGGTAATAGCAAAATTTGTACTTACAAAAGGTTTAAAAAAAGCTATTAAAAAGTATGGTAAAGAAGCTGTTGATAAAGCAACAAAGTCTAAAACATTTAAAGAAATGGTAAAAAATCCACCATTAACTACTGGGCAAAAAGCCATAGTTGGAGGTTCTGTAGGTATGGCAGGATTATCTGTTGCAGCAACAGGTGCAGGACTTAAAGGTATTAGCATGGCTAAAGACTTTAATAAATTACAAGATGAAAGAAAAGAAGCAGAAAGTAAAAGTAAAGAAAATATAAAAGTTGAATTATTAGAAGAAAAACAAAAAAAGACTAGTGGTAAAAATAAAAATCCTAGATTAAAAATTAAAAAAAATTTTGATACTTATTCAAGAGGATAATGGCAGACCCAAAAAAAGGTACAGGTAAAAAACCTAAAGGTTCAGGAAGAAGATTATATACTGATGAGAATCCTAGAGATACAGTGGGAATCAAATATGCATCGGTGCAGGATGCAAAGAATACTGTTCGTAAAGTTCGTAAGATTAATAAACCGTATGCTAGAAAGGTTCAGATACTTACTGTCATGGAACAAAGAAGTAAGTTTGGTGGTAAACCACAACAAGCAGCAATCGCAAAAAGAGCGAAGTTAAGTTTAAAAAGAAATAGAAAAAAAGTTTAAAAAGTTTATAGTGCCAATATATTCTTATAAAAATAAGAAGACTGGAAAAGTCTGGGATGAGTATCTATCGTATACAGATAGGACCAAGCCACTTAGAAATAAAAACATAGAGATGGTGATAACTGCACCCAGACTTTCTTTTATAGAAAGGTCAGAGCATAAGGGTCGTGACCAAATGATAGACTCTGCCCGTAACAAAATGAAAGAGAGACAAATAGAAGAACAGGTAGGTATTAGAAAATCACCTGAATGGTTAAAAGAAAGAACAGAGAGGCATTTACAAAAGGCAAGAAATGTTAGTTCCTGAAAACGATAAAAGAGAATTAGAAGTAACTGAAAAGCAACAAACTTTTCTAGATGCTTTATTTGGTGAAGCACAAGGCGACCCAAAGATTGCAGGAGAGATTGCAGGTTACGCAGATTATCATCAACCTTTAAAATCTTTAAAGGATGAAATAATTGATAGAGCAGAAAAATTACTAGCAGCATTTGCTCCAAGAGCAACTATGGGTATGGTAAATGCTTTACAAGAAGATGGTTCTACTCCAGGTGCATCTATTAGAATGGAAGCAGCGAAACAAATATTAGATAGAGTAGGATTATCAAAAAGAGAAAAAATAGATATCAATGCTAAAGTAGCACATGGTGTATTTATTTTACCTCCAAAACAAAATGGCTGAAGATAAAATTACAAGAGAAAGAAAAGGAAGAGTAATACCTTTAGGTTACAAAGTTTCAGAAGAAGACGATAGAGTATTAATACAAATACCTGAACACATGGAACTTATAGATAAAGCAAAAAGTTTTATAGATAACGAGTGTAGTTATAAAGAAACTGCAGAGTGGTTATCACATCATACGGGTAGAACTATTACTGGTATGGGATTAAGAGAAGTACTAAAGAGAGTAATACACAAAGGGTGGTAGAAGAACCTAAACCTAAAAACACTGGTAGAAAAAGAAAAACTAGCCTTAACGCTCCTCTTACAATTAAAGAGAAGAAAGCTAGAAAGTCAGCACAAGACATGCTTCGTGAAAAAAAGCATGAATTGGAAAAGGCACAAAAAAACTTTTGGGCCACAAAAAATAAACTCAAAGATATCGACCAAGTATTCGATGGTAAAAAACAAATCATTGAAGAAGATAAAATTGAAGATTCTTCGCCTAACATACAAGAGGCGTTAAAAGATAAAGAAGTAATCTTTAAACCTAATGAAGGACCACAAACAGAATTTTTAGCAGCACCAGAAAGAGAAGTGTTTTATGGTGGAGCAAGAGGTGGTGGAAAGTCTTACGCAATGCTAGTAGACCCACTACGATATTGTCACAAACAAAAACATAGAGCATTACTTATTAGACGGACAATGCCTGAGTTAAGAGATTTAATAAATCACTCTCAACAACTTTACTCAAAAGCATATCCTGGTGCTAAATGGAGAGAACAAGAAAAAGAATGGAAGTTCCCTTCAGGTGCTAGAATAGAGTTTGGATATGCGGAAAACTTAACTGATGCCCTTCGTTACCAAGGACAATCATATACTTGGATTGGAATAGATGAATTACCGCAATATCCTACCGAAGATATATATAATTTTCTTCGGTCTTCTTTGCGAAGTGTTGACCCTGAAATACCTGTCTATATGAGAGCAACAGGCAATCCAGGAAATGTAGGTTCGCAATGGGTTAAAGATATGTTTGTCGACCCCTCTACACCTAATACTAAGTTCGACATAGAAATAAAAACACCAACAGGTATTAAAAAAATATCTAGAAGATTTATACCTGCTAAACTTCAAGACAATCCTTACTTGATGCAGACAGACGATTACTACGCAATGTTAGCATCTTTACCTGAAGTACAAAGAAAACAATTCTTAGATGGTAACTGGGAAGCATTTGAAGATTCTTCTTTTCCAGAGTTTAGCAAAGAGTTACATGTT